TGTTCCATCATTTTTTATACGAACATGGTTAATAAAATCTGTCGTAATAGTTTTTTGTAAAAGAGCATCACCAATATATTTTTCGTTTTGCAAAATGGTTTTAATATTAGACAAGTGCCATTTTAAATGCCCGGCACCGTTTTTAATACCGTCTTTTTCAAGACCCTCCGCTATATCTCTAAGACTTGCTCCTTCTAAATATTCTCTATAAATCCTTCTTACGACTTTTGCTTCCTGTTCAAGAATTACAAGATTCCCTTCATCGTCTTTTGTGTATCCTAAAAACCAGTTATGGTTGATTTGCACTTTGCCTTCCTGGTAGCGGAACTTAAGTCCAAGCTTCACATTCTGAGAAAGCGACGCGGATTCCTGTTGAGCTAAAGAAGCCATGATAGTAAGCAATAGTTCTCCGCTTGCTTCCATGGTGTTGATGTTTTCTTTTTCAAAAATGATCGGAATGTTTTTGTCTTTCAACTGTCTAACAAATTTTAAACAGTCGATAGTGTTTCTCGCAAAACGGCTAATCGACTTAGTGATAACCATGTCTACTTTGCCACTCATGCAATCATGGATCATGTCGTTGAAACCGACACGTTTTTTCGTGCTGGTTCCTGAAATACCGTCATCAGCGTAGATACCGGCAAACTCCCAGAGAGGATTTCTTGAAATATAATCCGTATAATGCTGAACTTGCGTGTCATAACTTGTTGCCTGTTCTTCACTGTCAGTACTGACACGACAATACGCTACTACTCTTAACTTCGGCTTATCTTTATGCTTATCTACCGTATTCCCCGCTATTTTTCTTGGTGGAATAATTGTAACGTTGGCATTCATTTTACACCTCCTTGATTTGACTGTACGCGTATGCTGCTTGACGATAAGGATCATCGTATTTCTTTTCTATAACGCCTATTTCGTACGTAACATTTGTTGTTATTAAAGGTTTTAGCTCTGTTGTACGAGGTTTTTTTCTAAAATTGTTGGCTCTTAACTGTTGAACTTTATTAAAAGTTTCTTCATCTAAAAGACTCGGGTAAAGCGATGTTCCTAAGTACGTTTTATTTTTCAAAATATTGCTAATTACAGAGTGTGTTTTATTAATGTTCACCGCTCGGGCCGTTTCAGAAATCGTTCCAAATTCTAAGAATTTACGGAAAAGTTCTCTCACTTTTTGAGCTTCTTTTTCGTCTATAACCGCTTTACCGTCTACTATTCGGTAACCATATGGGATGTGTGCCATGTTTCTTTCACCTCTTCTTCTAATTCCAATCCGCATTTCAAATGAAAAATAAATTCTGTTCTGCTTTTAACTACGACATCGTCTACAAAATCCAGAAAATCCTCGTCCTTAAACTCGCTAAATACTTCTGTGACGATTACGAACCGTTGAAGTTTTTGTGCCTCGTTTAAGTGCGTTAAGTTACCGTTTAGGCTGTTGGAAAGCTGAAGTTTTTCCTTAAGACAAGTATCCATTCCCGTTTTAAGCTGATTGCTTTCCAGATAGTAGGAATCCATCTCAATGTAGCCACCGGCTAAAAGCTTACTGAGTACTTGCTCTTGTTCTTGCAATTTAGCTATTTTTTCTTCGAGTTCGATAACCTTGTTCAAACCGTCTTTATTATTCACACCTCTCAAACTTTCTACGAGAGGAGTCAACATTTGAACGTATCCTGCTTTTAACTTGTTTAACATTTGCAGGAAAGAAATTTTAAGATAACTTTCCATAACAGACTTTTGTGAACAAGCATGAATATCTTCAAGATGCGTTATACAAACCCATATGCCATACGCCTTATTATGTTGATAAATTATTCGTCTTTTACACTTGCTTCCACACTCACCACAACGAATTTTACCTGAAAACGCATAAAGCTTATTGTACTTACCACTACCACATACTATGTTATTTTCACTTCTTCTCCACGCGATAATCTCTTTTACAAGATTAAAAGTTTCATGACTGATGATAGCCTCGTGATGGTTTTCAATAACATACTGTTTTTTCTCGCCACAGTTTTTATGGCGGTTAAAACTATCATCCGTGTATGTTTTCTGAAAAATCACATCACCTGTGTATGTTTTATTAGTCAAAATAGCATTCACGGTACTTGAAGTCCAACTTCCGCCCTTTTTAGTTGGAATCTTTTTATCGGTCAATACTCGTGCTATTACTTCTCCACCCATGCCGGAAAGAGCCATGTTGAAAATTTCTTTTACTACCTTGGCTTGCTCGGGAACTATAATCATTTTCTTATTCTCGTTTTTATACCCATACGCAGGGCAGGGAATGACGAAGCTTCCGTTTTCGAACCGTTTTTGAATTGCCCACGTGTTGTTTTCCGAGATGGATTTTGACTCGCTTTGTGCAATGGAACTCAGGATAGAAAGCATAAGCTCTGAACTCATATGCTCGGTATCAATGTTTTCTTTCTCAAAATACAAATAAATACCGAGACCGGTAAGTTTTCTAACTATTTCAAGACAGTCAACCGTGTTTCTTGCAAGCCTACTAATAGACTTTGTAATAATCCTGTCTATCTGACCGCTCTGACAGTCTTTAAGCAGTTGTTTAAGACTTTCACGCTTACCGATTTTCGTGCCGCTAATACCCTCGTCAAAGTAAAGCCCCGCATACTCCCAGCAGGGATTAGACTTAATATAGTTTTCGTAATGCTCCTTTTGCACTTCTAGACTGAGAAGCTGCTCATCACTATCACTAGAAACTCTCGCATACGCTGCAACCCGCGTCTTTTTCTCAAAGCCAGTTTTTCGCATTGTAGAGTCTATTTTTATTATTTCTTTCACTATTTCCCTCACTTTCAGCTAATACTATTCATCACTCTAAAAGCAGTGTTTATCAAGCTTTTAACCCAATAATTCCTTGTAAAACGGGTGAAATTTTTCCCTGTTAAGACGGCTTATTTTTTCTTTTTCTTGCTCGCTGATAAGCCCTTTTTTAAAGAGTGAAACGGTAAGTTTTTCGGCTATTTCAAAACGAAAATCCGCCTGCATACTCTCTTTTGTCCAATCTCTGGCTTTAACATCCGTTAGCCCGTGAACATCCTTACTGATTTGCATGATGCTCACCTCCAAAACGATGTTCTATATAGCAGGCGTGGCAGCAGTATTTTCTGGTTTTATTACCGTAAGAGATAAAAGAATTTTTGCAGTTAAGACAAGTGCACTCATAGTTTGCCTGTCTTTTTACCAACTGTGTATGCTTGTTCCACCATGTGTTTCTACACGCATCAGAGCAGAAACGTTTAACTTTTCTTCCTTTGTTTTGTTTGATTGGTTTTGAACAAGATTCACATAATGCTGTCTGTGTTTTCGTAGACTGGATTACGCCTAGGCTGTTACGTTTGCAGTAGCTTTTAATCGTATTAACGGAAACATCCATACGGTTTGCAATCTGCGTATAGCTAAGGCCTTCATCTCTTAGCAATTTGACTTTGCGTTGTTCTTCCATATTCATAAAAAGGCCACCTCCTATGAGGTAGCCTTGGGAAAGAATAAAATCTGACGGTTTTTTAATCTTTTTTGTAAAACTCACACTCGTAGCCGTCAGCTCGTAAAACAAGCCCTTCTGCCCAAGGTGGTGTTCTTCCCATTAGCTCACACACGCTTTGAACACTCACATTCTTATCGGTTTCGATAATGGCTTCATCATGCACGTGAGCAACGATGCGATATTCTTTCAGCGTTTGCATGGCGTAAAGTAGAATGTCACGAGCTATAGCTTGCGTAATGTTTTCCACGAATTTAGGCCCGTAGCTTTCCAGCCGCTCCCATTTTTTAGTAGACCCCACACCCTCATAGGTGACTGATTCGCCACCATACTTGTTTTCTTCCACGCGTGGCTTCACATAGTAAAGGCATCTTTTCGAAGGCAGTTTGATGATAAGAAACCCACTCTTGTAAGTGAACACTATATTGTGTGTTCGAACAGAAATGCGTTCGTGTACACACTGTTTTACAGCTCTGTCCACATCCCACCACAATGAAACAATATGTGGATTAGCAGATCTCCAATCATTAACTAACTGTTGCAAATCATCTTCATGTAAACCCATATCAAGAGCACCCATTGCCTTTAATGCTCCTACTGCACCACCGTAGCCACAGTTATGCACGAGCTTTCCCGATACGGTAAAACGATGATTTGGTCCGGCATTTCGTATGTCATAAACTCGAGCCTTGCTTCGATTAAACGCCAGTTTTTTCTGTGTTGCACTACAGCTGTATTTGCTCTTGATATGATTTCTTCTCTGCCTATTCCTTTCGATAACATTCTTGTAACTACCGATCTTGCGTATGGCCAATATTGTTGCTCCCACCGTGTTAGGATAGCGTTCTGCTTGTTGTTTTGATTGACTATTCTTGGAACAAAGCGGATATTTCCTTTTTCGTAGTTGCCGTTTGTATTTATCCGATCTAATTCCCAGTCTTTTTGCACATTGTCTACCTCTTGTAAAATCCACAAGCCTGCTTCTAAAACAGAATGGAAGCACCACTTTATCCCTCTTGCACCATAGTTTTTGTAATTTGGATCTCTTGGATTGATGCATCGCTGTTTCGCAGCACTTAGCCGCTTTTCTAGCCATATTGGTATTTGTTTCGGCTGCGAGCAAGCTTGACACCCTTTTGATTTGCCCGACTTTAGACTGTTTAAGTCCTGCCATTGAACGCTTCCGCACCCTACGCATTGTGTCAATACATAACAGTGGTTTTGCTTTTGATTCCAGTGTTTCTCTGCACTTATGATTTTCACCCAGCCGTATTGTTCTCCGACCATCTCCGGTTTGTATGAGATGTGTTTTGCAGATGGCGGATTCAATAAACCGTATTGGCTTCGGTTTCCCTTTAACCCAGACGAGATGGTCTGGTGTTGCTCTAAGTCCTTCATACTCGATTACCTCCTTTACACCCTTAAAAACAACTCCGTTATGGTTGACCCAGTTTTCTCCGTCCCACACTTTTTGTTTTGTAGTGACTTCTTCAATTGGAACAAGCCCTTCATCTGTGAGTACAAGTTCACCTTCAGCAATACAAGCAAGTTCCGCTATCTTACCTTTCTGCCGCAAATGCCCGTTTACTCCATGCTTTTCAACAGGCACGCTAAACATTTGAGATGCTGACGAGCAGTAAATGTCTTTACCTTCCGCGAATACTCGCATACGCCATTTTTCACCTGCAAGCCAAGCCAAGACTCTCGCTTCGATCGCTGAAAAGTCCGCGACAATAAACTTCAATCCCGTGCGTGGAATAAAAGCAGTGCGAATAAGCTGGGATAAAGTATCCGGAATATCCTCATAAAGCATTTCCAAAGCTTCAACATTTCCTTGTTTAACAAGACTTCTAGCCTCCGCTAGATCAGGCAAATGGTTTTGTGGCAGGTTTTGTAATTGCACGAGCCTTCCCGCAAACCTTCCTGTACGGTTTGCACCATAGAAGCGAAACATGCCACGCTCCCGATAATCCATGCAGGCAGCGTTTTTCATCGCCGTATACTTTTTCACCGAGGATTTAGCAAGCTGCTGGCGAAGCCGTAAAACTTCCGCCAACTCTTTACCCACTGTTTTAAGCTCTTTAGCGACTTCTTTTTTACCAAGCGACTCCATTTCAAGACCATGCTCTTTAAGCCAAGAGCGCATTTGTAACACGGAGTTCGGGTTTTCTAAACCGGTAATATGCTTAAGCTCATCCATGAGATGCGTTTTCACCTCCTGGTCGAGTCTTATGGCTGACTCAACGAAAAGAGGATCTATTTCTATCCCACGGTCGTTAATCTCTTGGTCGAGATAAAACTCCTGCCATAAAAAGTCTGGTACGGGAAAGCGTGAGAGCTTTTCTTGAATACTCATTTCAACTTCAACATCACGCTTGTTATACGATTTAAACTGCTCCCACTTTTCCTTATCGTGAAAATACTTGTTTCTTGTTCTTCCACCGTTTACTTTCGTAGGATTACACGGCAGGCAGAAATATTTAATAAGATTCTTACCCTCAGTGAGTTTCTGCTTATCAAGCCCCAGTACTGCTCCCACGTTTTCAAGCGACATGGGTAGACCCAGGGTGGCTGACCAGATCATTGTGCAATGCCACGAGCAGGGGTTTAAAAACAAGCCTTCACTTTTCACTGTCTTACCATGGTTAACATTGATGCCTTTATCTCGCAGGTAGCGTGATAGGCAGACTCTTTCAAACTGAGCGTTAAACGCCCACTTGGTAACCGTTTCATCCGTTAAAGCAGAAAGCACAACCTCGGGTATGGTTTCACCTTGTGCTAAATCAACGACCTGAACTTCACTACCGTCCACACTGTAACCAAAGAGCAGTATTTCAAAATCCTCTGATTCTGCGTACTTGTAAACACCACATTTACCAAGATTTACACTCGAAAACGTCTCTAAATCTATACTCAAATTTTCCAAATTACATCACCTCCAAGTTAATAAAAGAGGTGACAGAAAACCTGCCACCTCCAAAACTTTCTTACTTTCTGTTCAGCATGTTTTTGACTTCGATATAAAGACTGACAAGTTTTCTTACCACGAAATCAAGAAGCAATACGCCAGCAAATATTCCAACAAACCAGCTAATCATCTTCACATGCTCCTTATGCTAGAAAGTCATCATCTTCTAAGGTCGTAAAATCATCAGTTGCAAGGCTACGTCCGCCGAGTGGCTCACCGTCTCGAATTTTTTGAATATTGCCAAGACCGCAAGCAACACCCTTATTACCGTTAGAGTTAAAAGCGTAGAAGTTGATGGAAACTCTCGCATAGCAGCCTGAATACACTTCACTACGATCCATGATTGGTTTTACCTGCTTGTCTACAATCTGCGGAGCCGTGGTTGAGTTCGCATTAATAAAGTAATGTCCTTTATACGCTTCATCATCACGCTCAATATCCCCGTCCCTCAGTGGGAGTTTAATCGCTTGCTTGTTTGGTTTCTTACCGCCGAACTTGCCGACACCTTCCTCAATAGCAGCATCAATAGCTTTCTCAATAGCATTTACTGTTTCAACATCATCTTTAGGAATAAGCAGTGAAACACTATATTTTTCAGGACCGCCATTAATAGACTTTGGCTCCCAACCGTTGAAATAGGAAAGACGCGTGTTCTTACCAGTGATAACCTTCGTGTTATTTAATTTAGACATAGTACTAATTCTCCTTTTTGAATTCTTGGTTTACATTTGAAACATTAACTTTTGCCCGTTTATCCGAGTCTGGTACGAGCGTAAGTTTTCCGGACGGTTTTATAATGAGGTCGCCCAGAATATCCTCAAATTTTTTCTTGCCCATCAGCTTTTGCATTTCCGTTAAACCGATAAGACTAGTTTTGAAAATGTCGGTAAAGCCTGCGGCTTTCGCTTTCTCAATAACAGCTGTCTCGTCCTTAAACTTGCGAACTGATCTGCCTTCCACGAGTTTGAAACCAGACCACTCTTTCCCGTGGTTAATAGCTGAATCTGTGGCGTAAGCTAAAACATCATCAGCCCACTTAGTTAACTGTGGAATAAGCGTGAGCACTTCTTCAATCTCACTATCTGTTAAAACAGATGGCGGTTTGAACTCAAGTTCTGCAAGCTTAAGGTTTTCTTCCGCACGTTTACGGCACGTGGCTTTTGCCCTGCAAAACCTGCACCAGTCACCAGCACAAAATTCGCCTTCGCCTTTAATAGCAAGCCCTGCTTTAGGTTTAAGCACGCTTTCAGCCCAAGAGATAAGCTCCGTGACAGGTAGTGTGAAAGTTGATACGTTGTCACGCCGTGGCTGAAAAATACTCATCTCAACGCTTTGAATCTCGTACAAGCTGTCGAAAAGCGTTAAAGCTCCAAGAGCGTAGCATTTCATCTGCGGATTCTCGTAAGCATCAACCAGCACGCCTTGACCGTACTTAAAGTCGATAACCTGCAGCGTTTTATCGCCTACAATAATGCAGTCCGCTGTACCAAACCCATCAGGCACGTAAGCTGAAAAATCAACCTTCTGTTCGATGAGAAGAATAGGATCAGCACAAGCATGCTTTGCCTGCTCATACTTTTCCATTACGAAATCCACATAAGCATCCGAGCATTCCTGCATCTCGTTTGAGTCATACTCTGTTGACGGTTTTTCGCACGGACGGTTAAGAAGCTTATTCAGCTTGTACTCACACCACGCGTGTGCCGCCGTTCCTTCCTCAGCCGCCATAGAAGTAGTGTTTTCAAACTTTTCTTCTAAAACAGCACTAGGAGTACACTTAATCCACCTGTGAGCAGAAGAAGGGGAAAGTAAAGCATGCTTAGTCACCTTTAATTCCCTCCGCTTCATGCAACAGGCTCGCATACTCGCTTTCAGGGATATCTGAAAGCTTTTGCGCACCGTGCTTAACGATGAGTTTCTTCACCTCAGCTGTCTTTCCCAGCTGACTAAGTTTTGCTAAAACCGCTCTAACCTGTTCAAGACTTACTGTGTTCTGCTTTGGTTTCTCTACTGGTTTAGATGGTTTTTCTTTACCAACGCTAGGCTCATCAAATAGCGTTTTAAGATGAGCTGTTAAGTTTTCCAAGTCTTTGATGACTTCTTTCATGATTTCCTTTTTCACGGTTTTCCTCCTTAAACTTCTTTGACATCAACTGACTGAACACTCTTTCCAGGATCTAATAGGTAGACTTGCGAGTAATCACCAAACAGCCAACGGATAAACCGCTGAGGTAATCGCATCACAGCTCCACGTAGAACCTGTTTCTTCTCACCGTTTTCACCGGTGACGTTAATAACGATCTTGTGTTTCATGGTTTGCCTCCTTTCTATAAGGGGTTTCTTCCTTACACATCACAGGCAAAGAAAAAGGAGGAGTTTTTAACCTCCTCCTAAAAAATTTCTAGAATTTTTCTGGTAAAACTTTTTTAAGATTTACAATGGCGCTATCGAGATGCTTTTTCACACCGGCAGACGAGATACCAAGAATTCTTGCAATCTCTGACTGAAGATAGCCATCAACAAACATCAAACAAATAACCTGACGTTGCTTGTCTGTGAGCTTTGAAAGTGCATGCTCCATTTCTTCTGACCATTCAAAACCATGGTCATCAGCACCAAAACCATAATCATCAGTAGTACTAAGAGCCTCAGCAAGATGACTTTTATCTACCTCAAGCTCACCATCTGCATCAAAATCAAGCGAAAGATTATAGTTACGTGGGAAACGCTCTTCAGCCGCATACTCCACATCATCCTTGTTAGGCTCATAACCATGCTTAAGATTAAAACGCAGGATATATTCTTCTTTCCAAGCTTCAATCTCAGCTTTTTCTTCATCAGTTCTAGTTGGACGCAGGTTCTTATTGTTGTAGTAAACCTCACTGTCATCTATTGAGTGAAGCATTTTAATATCCGCAACGGTTACACCATTCTCGCCAGGTTTAATCTCGAGCGTTTTTTCATCATAACCACCCGATTTGTTCGGAACAAAATAGGTGTACTTATAGGTTGTGCGATTATTACTGTTTGTTTTCCGAGTCTTCATACTCGCTCCTTTCCGCCTGTAGCGGTCGGAGCGATGGAGCGTACATACAAAAAGAGCCGGTACTCTAGGTGAAGTACCGGCTTTCTTAGCTGAAAATAGCCATAGGAAAATAGAGGTACTTCACATAGCACCCCACGGAATAAAAACGTGGAGGCTCTATGATGTATCCCATCGCCCTATAGCTAATCAGGCTTTGTGATATTTACGGGTGCGGCCTGATTGAATAATCAGACCTGCGATTACTTAGATTTTTTAGAGTGGTTACTTTCCACTTTTCTTTGTTTGTGCGAGAGCACTGCCAGCTACAGACTTAGCTGTCTTGCTATAGCGTCCGTCACGCATCACTTTGCTAGCCTTGGAAGCTACTCGCTTCGAGGTCTGCTTAGTATTCTTATGCATTTTCATCACCTCGCTTTCTGTATGAGTCTTTGTTCTAACCACAGAGTTTGCCCAACTTGTGATTGGCAATTGCCAATTTTTCATTGTTAAAGCAGACAGATTTTGATACAATAAGCCTGTATAACAATGTTTTATTGACTGCCTAATAGCAGTGTATAAAACACTCAGCGTGGCTCTTAGACACTTTGAGACAAGATGGGACAAATAGGACAAAATGAGATAAGGAGGATGTCAGTTTGTTATTCGTAGAGTTAGTACACGCCATTCATCCATATCTCATAGGTGACGGCAATGTTCCTGAATTTATGCGTAATTTGATTTTACAAATATGCTCTATCCCTGAAGCAGAGTGGGATACAAGAAAAGATCCATCCTCTGAAGAAAGGTACAGTGATGGATCTCTTAGAAAATTTTATACAAGAGGTATAAGCAAAAAATTAGCTAAGGCAATGTTAAATAAGCTAACCCTTTCCAATTTCAAGTACTACATTAACAACATTAATAATGGAAACTGTAATTCAGTAGAAATACGTAATCGGTCTTTAGCTGAGGCTATTTCCCCGTTTACTGAAGCACAGGTTGACGCTAATAATGTTGCTGACGTCTTATTTGGCTTGCTTAAACTTTCTTTAGAATACATAGTTAATCCTGATTTGGAACAAGATCGTCTCGTTAAAGAAGCCCAAACTTTATCTCAAACCGGGAAAGCGAAATTTGGTCTTGAATTATTAGAGGACTGCTCACACACATGTTCCAATATAGACTGTAATCACCATTTGCAAACTGTAGCTACTGACAATACATGTTCCTCTAATTATGAAACGATCTGTCTTTCAGGAAACACACTCAAATACGATAATCTTCTTGCAGTTTGTCATGATTGTTTTCAACAGTATGCGCTTAAGCACACTAAAAAAGAGACTAACCAGCTGAAGAAAATTAAAAAGCTTCAGTCAGAGTCTAATCTCGCTAAGAAAACTTTAAATCAAAATAGCATTGAACAGGGTATTCGAAAGGTTATCGAAAAAATACGCACTGTTGATCCTAAAGATGTAGTTGCACTTGATTACGATCCGGTTGAAGTCGATAAAAAAATTGATCCTAATACAGAAATGTTTCTTTATGGAGAGGTTAAGGACAGAGTCGTTCGTTACTATGGAACTGTCGATAAATATTTAAAAGAGTCAGCTAAGAAACAAGAATTCAACGACAGTCTTTTTCGTGAGCAACTAAAAGCCACCTACAAGAAACTAGCAGCCAATAAAATAGACAAACGCACAATTTATCAGTCTTTAGCAGAATGGCTGAGTAAGATGACCAAGCAAAATGTTATGTACTGCCATGTTGTTATCTGCTATTTTATTCAATCTTGCGAGGTGTTCGATGCTACTACCAAATAAGCTATTTTCATACGAAGAAACTGTTCTGCCACTATTATCGGTAATTCTTCGCGCTTTAGATAAACCCAAAACGCCTAAGGAACTCTGCCTGTATCTAAAAGTTAAGCAAACAGAAGTTATCCGTATCATTGATGCTCTGGATTGTCTTTTTGCATTAGGGAAAATCGAACTTAATGAAGATGGGAGGATCTTTAAATGTTAAAAGAAATTTATTGCCCATTGTTTAAAGAAGGTGAAACGTTAAGACCTCCTATCCTTTTTCATAAAGGACTCAATATTATTCTTGGAAGCGAGCAAGGTAAAGCCGGTTCAATTGGCAAATCAACCATGCTTCTCATCATTGATTTTGTCTTTGGTGGGAATGCGTATATGAAAAGTGATGCCGTCCAGCAACTTGGTGAGCATACTGTCTATTTCAAATTCACCTTTGATAATAAAGATTTTCAGTTTGCTCGTTCTACCGCACACGCTGATATAGTTGCTGAAATTAACGAAAAACGTGAGATTATCAGAACTATTAAACTAGATGAATTTGTAGCTTGGCTTTCAGAAAAATACAAAATGAACCTGCCTGGTCTAAAGTTTAGAAATACGCTAAGCCACTTCTTCAGAATATACGGGAAGAACAATCTCAACGAACAGCGTCCTTTACAAATGCGTGGAGGGGTGGAATCTCAAAAAGACGCTATACATGTACTAGTTACCCTTTTTGATTTGTATTCTGAAATTTTGTCATTTGAAGAACAGCTTAAACAGGTCGAAAATGAGATCAATGCGTTTAAAGCCGCCAGAAAATATCAGTTTATCCCTTCCGCCGTTGATGGAACAAAAAAATATGAAGACAACGTCAAAGAAATATCACATCTAGAGCAGCAACGGGCAGAATTGAGACACTCTGCACATGCCACTTTTAGTGAAGCTGATATTAAAGAGACAAGTAAAAGAAATGAGCTGTTACGTCAGCTACAAGATGTTCAGAGACTGATTCGCTCTAAAGAAGATGATTTGCATCTGTTAAGACTCAATGTCGAACAAGGAATATATCCCACAGAAGCTGATCTAAAAAATCTCAGCGAATTTTTTCCAGAAGCAAATCTAAAAAAGATTATTGAGATAGAAGCTTTTCATAACAAAATACAGCGTATTCTTAAATCTGAACTTAAGGAAGCGTCCAAGCAGATAGAGTCTGAAATTGAGCCGCTACAAGCTAAAGCTGAGACTCTGGTAAAAGAAGTAGATTCTATCCACCCTTCACAGGTATTTACTGATGATTTTCTTGAAGCATATACTAACTTTGATAGACGCATAGCCAAGTTACAGGATGAAAATGAAGCATTTGACATTAGAAATCATCTACAGGCAAACAAAGTAAATGCAAACGCACGCTATCAAGAACAAATGAAATCTATTCTTAACCATATTGAGTCTGAGATTAATTCAGAAATGGAACGGTTAAGTGACTTAGTGACTTATGGTGAATACAACGCTCCTAAGCTGACTATTAACAAATACGACAGCTATAACTTTGAAACACCTAAAGATGCAGGTACAGGAACCAACAACAGAGGAATGGTTATCTACGATCTATCGATTCTCAGGAAGACCATTCTTCCCGCTATCGCTCATGACTCGATCTTGTTCGACACTATGGCAAGACCTGATCTAAGTCACCTAATCACCGTTTATGCTAAAGAAACGGATAAGCAGATCTTTATATCGCTAGACAAAATAAGTACCTGTTCTAACGAGGCACAAACCATAATTCAAAAAGCAACCGTACTTAAACTTGAAAATAATGAGCATGCTCTCTTCGGAGAAAAATGGAGTAAAAAGGAAAAATAATGAGAATTCAATACAATAAATTGTGGAAAATCTTGATTGATAAAAATATGAACAAAGTACAGCTCAAGAAAGAGGCCGGAGTAAGCAGTAACTCAATTGCTAAACTCGGTAAAAACGAAGCGGTTCGTATGGATGTACTCATGAAAATAGCCACTGTGCTTGACTGCAAAGTTGAAGATTTATTTGAAACTGTGATCAATTCTAAAGAAAATATCAATACAGACTGCTGACAATTATTAGAACTGTGCATAGACAAAGATTCAAATAGATTTAGTATAAAAATCTAGTAAGAATCAGCTCATCAACTATTGCAAAACTTGGCAAAGGTGAAAACGTCACCACTGAAGTTCTCATCAAAATTTGCTAAGCATTGGACTGTAAACTGGAAGACATCATGGAAAACGTAGAAGAATAAGGAGGCATCTTATGAATATTAATAATATTAGTGAACTATTTAACATCACTAAGGAAAAACTTGAAGGTCAAAATGGGACAATCACTATTAACTTTGCCAATAGAAGTCATGTATATTCTGGGAATGACGTTATAGGTAACTGTTTACAAGAGTGGTTGCCTAATTGGTTTCAATATCTAGGCGTAAATATTGTTCCAGGCGAGCACACACAAGAGTTTCCAGATTTTGTAGCTGTGTTTGACAACAAAAAATATGATGTTGAAGTAAAAGCTTGGAACTACAACAACAATCCAGCATTTGATATAGCGAATTTCCAAAGCTTTATAGAAAGCACCTATGAGAGTCCAGGTAAACTTGATGCATATTATTTCATTTTAGGATATAAACCGATGAATGATGGATTTTCCGAAGGTTTTAAAGTAGAAAAAGTTTTTCTTAAAAAAATTTGGGAAATAACAGCACCTTCAACAAAATACCCCATAGGTATTCAAGTAAAAAGAAACCAGCCTTATGCAATGAGACCGACTGCCTTTCACAAGCATCCAGATAAGTCGTTCAAAACGAAAGAAGACTTTATTAAAGCTGTTAAAAAAGCATACGATTTATTTCCGAGTACGAGTCTAAAATTTTCTTCAGATGATTGGATAAAGAAAGTTTTATCATACTAAACAAGATAATAAAAACTGCAAGAATTAATAATCCTTGCAGTTTTTATAGCTATTTATTATTTAAATATGACTCTATTAATTTATTTGATACAGCTCTTATTACTGGAACGCATACAGTATTACCCAGTAAATCTAAAGCGTCTGTTGTTTTTATATTATCAAGTGAATAGGTATCTGGAAATCCAAATAACCTTAAACACTCCTTTACGGTTAATGATCTTATACCACCATTAACAGGAACTCCCAGCTTATGGACATCAGTAGCTACCAACGTAGGCGCAATTTCATTAGGATTTAATATTTTTGAAAACTCAAAAGATAATTTTCCTGTCACGATGTTATATCCCTTTTTTAGGGTTTCATCTCTTACTCTGCGATTCCCAATCTTCTTTTTAGGGTACTCGTAAACTAGATAGCCTTTATTTACAAGATCTTTCAGCATAATTTCTAAATTTTTATGAGGATAAAAAGTATATATCATGTCGACGGTCAACGGCATACCATCCATCCAGTCAATACCTATAATATCTGCCCATTTTTTATTTCTTCGTTGCTTTAACAGAAGTTCCAACAGTTCTTTTTGTTCATCTGTAACTGCACCTTTTAGCTCTATGTCCCAGCTATGAATATTATTCTCTCCACCACGTTTATCTTTAATAGCTTTACCGTAAAGCTCATCTACGCTGTAATGCGATAAAAGTTTTTTAGTAAAATCAGTCTTATGTGCTTCAACACGACTATCAATAATATCTTTCAAAACTGAAGTTTTCTTTTCAAATCCTTCTAGTTTTTTTACCTTCCCAGAGCGTAAGCCTATTATGTAAATTCGATTTCTAGATTGGGCAAGATTAAAGTCTTTACTATTCAATACTTTTGCATCTATATCATATCCAAGTTCTAATAAAGTATTTTTAATAGTTTTGAAAGTTCGACCGTTATCATGGTTTACAAGTCCCTCGACATTTTCAAGTACAAAACCTATTGGCTTCTTTTCCAATAAAATCTTAGCAACATCAAAAAATAGTGTGCCTCTTGTATCTTGAAATCCTAATCCTAAACCCGCTTGAGAAAAAGCCTGACATGGGAATCCTGCTAATAAAAAATCAAAATTAGGTAAATTTGTAGGATTAATCTTAGTAATATCACATTTTGGATTTTCGCCAAAATTTGTCTTATACGCAGCTATAGCGGACTCTTTTATATCACTAGAAAAAACACATTTACCAGTAAGTCCATAATCTGTTAACGCTTCCTCGAAACCTAATCTTATGCCGCCGAGACCACTGAACAAATCTATATAAGTTATTTGATTAGCATCCCGACTTGTGTTCTTTTCTACAGTGCTAATTCCTAGTTTCATCAATTCTCTAACTCTTCCAGAAAAACTCGAACATGCCGGTAGAGGTAAGGATTCAATACGTTCTTTCTCCTCTGAGCTAATATATACTGAAACTGCTTGTCTCTTGTCGTTGATCGTTTTTCTACCAGCTCCTTCACGTATTCCACCATGCATACTATCACCTCCTTGGATATATAGATTTTAGCATAAAAACATTGCTTTTTCAAGTACTAACAATCCCATTTGTTTTTAAACACATGCAAGTAGCGTATTTATCCAATAGATGTTTGAATGATAGCGTTAAGATACTGGTCAATAGTCATATATTGCCCTCTAAAACACAAAGTCCAATTAACAAATAAAAATATACACCCGTAGCACTATTCAGTCTTAAGATCTATTCTTGTATTACTGTTACTGTACAACAACCACAAGCCTTTATATTCTATTGATGTTCTACATACTATCTCTACTTACTCATACATTTTCCTGGTGTTTTCCCAGTACCTGTAATATGCTCCTTAGCCTTACTTCCATCAATAAAAGTAAATCCCGCATCATGATTTTCCCAGACAGTAATGCGCTTGATGATGGTCTCTAATAGTTTGTAGTTGCCAACAAACTCACTAGCAGATACCTTGTTAATTGTTCTTGTGATTTTGACAGTAGGTATCCCTGTTAAATTAGCTATCTTCTCAATTAAGTCTTTTCTCTTTTTCAAAACATCAAAAGTGGCTCTCGTGATTGATCCATGAACCTTAGTATCGTAAAGATGTCTCATATAACATTTATGTGCTTTGTTCCATTTATTCTTACACCGCCAAGCCACACGCCCACCACACTGTTCAGGATGAATACGGAATCGTCCAAAATATGCTCCACACATAGCACAGAAGATTTTCCCGCTAATCCCGCTAACCTTATTAACGCTCTCGCTTGCAGGTATGCTTTGCACATAGTCATGCACAGCTCGTGGGATAATCGCCTCATGATCATTTTCTACATAATACTTCGGTAGTTCGCCCTCATTCTTTTTCTTTTCTTTGGTTAAGAAATTAACCGTGAATGATTTTTGCAGTAGTGCATCACCCTTATATTTTTCGTTAGTTAAAATGGCATGAACAGCTTGATGACTCCAACTGCACAATCCGCTAGGAGTTTTCACATGATTTGCTTCCAATTCTCGTTTAATCTCACTCGCATTAAACCCAAGAATTGCCAGCGAATACATAAACTCAACTATTTTAGCTTCTTCCTTGTTGACGATAAGTTCTCCGTGTTCACCTCTGTCGTAACCAAGAAATCGCGTAAACGGAACTGTTACCTTTCCATCAGCAAATCTTTTACGCTTACCCCAGGTACAGTTTTCTGAAATTGATCTAGACTCTTCTTGAGCAAAACTAGACATTAAAGTAAGAACGAACTCGCTTTTACCATCAAGCGTATGGATATTTTCTTTTTGAAAAAATACGCCGATTCCTCTTCCTTTAAGCTTTCTAATCGTACTGATGGTATCTAACGTATTTCTGGCAAAACGGCTGATTGACTTGGTAACAATTAAATCAATTTTTCCTTGCAAGGCATCTTCTATCAAGAGATTAAAACCATCTCTATTTTTACGGCTTAGACCTGAAATACCATCATCGTAATATAGACCAGCAAACTGCCAATCGTTTCGCTCTTTAATATACTTTGTAAAGTAAGCTTTTTGTGCCTCTAAGCTATTATGCTGTTCATCTTTTTCAGTGGAAACTCGAGCATAAGCTGCAACTCTTATCTTTTTGATTTTCGGCAGTTTAAAAGTTCTTGGTGTCAGTTTTACTACTTCTTTTACCATAAATTCCCTCCAGCATAAGAGTTGGAGGATCATAGTGATCTTTTATCTGAATAACTGATAACTGCCATGATTTGTCATCAACCATGCCTTTGAAATGCAGATAGTCTAAAAGCAATTTACAAAGACCGTAATCCATCTCATCTTGCAGTATTTTCTTTACTTCTCGCATTGACTCGTCCTCCTTGTAGCCTATACATCACTCAGACTCCAAAGTAAGTCAAGTACTTATAGACCCCCTAAGAAGTAAAAGAACACCCCCTTACCTAAGTAGCACACACACCCTAAAGCAAACACACACCCTTGTCTAAATAGCACACACCCCTAAAAGCAAAAAAGACACCCCTAAAAATAAAAAAATCTAGCGTAATTCACGCCAGACTTTTATTCATGTTCTTCTACTTAGCCAGCCTACAATAAACCCTTATTTACCGTGTTCTTTTAAGCAACAGCCAATAGGCTTGGTATCATTTCCTGTAAAGTTATCTCTAGTAATACACCACTTGTAGGTTCAATAATATTAACAATCATCTTTACAAGAGACTTAGGCGTAAAGAAAACACCATCATCTGATGCTATGTTTTTTGCAAATTTATTTAAAAAGTACTCATAGATTCTTCCGATAATGTCTCCGCCGACTTCATCAAGAGCAGAGTTATTAAATATACGAAGAAGTTCCGATAAAATCTCATCAGAAAATTCGGTATAGCTTTTAGGAAGTACACCAACTAACTGTTCGCTCTGATCTTCGATGAGCTGCATAGCATTGTTAACCACTTCTCCCAAACTATTCATGCTGTGACCGTTTTTATTAACAAGTCCTGCAGCAGAAACATCTTCAGGAAGATTTAACAAATAATCATACTGCGCTTCCTTAGGAAGATATAATGCACTTTTAGCTGCAAAGTCGCTTGCTTCAACAGGCATAACTCGTCCACCACGAGATGGGCGTCCTTTTAAGATTTCTGCTTCAACCATCTTGTATCTGCTATATGCGTAGCGTAAGAAAATAAGTCCAAGCACAGGCATGCAATACTGATTCGACGTTAAATTGGAACCTGCACGCAATAAATCTGCAGATTCCCATAATTCTGATTCAAGCTTTCTTATATTAATCATTTAGATTTCCCCTCCGCTACAAATTCCAAAATATCGTTGG